CTACAACAATATGCAAGGTCTGGCATGATCAATACACTATGGTTATTATCAAACGCTCAGATAGAACAGTTTGTTGGAGAAGGTTCGATTGAGAACTATTACGATAACATTGATAATGCGATTATCAACTTCATTTCAAACTATGGATACTTTGCAAATACCGATCCTTTTATGGGATCTCATCATGAACCAAAGGAGATCTCACGAATTCGTACCGTGAGTCTCGGAGACATAGAAAATAATCAAGAAAACTTGTACTTTTTACTTGACAACATTACAGAGACGTGTTATTACTATAGTATAAGTGATGAGGATAAAAAAAGTAATAAAAACTTCTTGACAAATGTTAAGGAACGTGTTACTTTAGATAAAGAGAAGAACATTGAGTCATCTTTTGGCTTATGGGAAAACTCATCTGATATCTCTTATTTTTATTCAATAAAATATACTCATTATATCCAAGAATAAAAAAATAAAAAAAGAATTTGACAAACTTTGAAAACGTGTTATATTACAAATACATTCAAACAATAACTTTGAAAGTGTTTAAAAAAAAATAAAAAAAATACTTGACAAACTTATGAAAGTATGTTATAATATAAATACAACAAAACAAACAAACCTTTATTAAGGTCGCTCTCACATCGCTGATAAAAAAAATAAAAAAAATACTTGACAAAATGTTAAAACATGTTATATTAATAACACGATGGTTGTTCTGGGAGGTCAACCGAAAGTCAACTCTCAAAAATAAATTGACAACTAACACCTGAGGAGGAAATATGTCTACAACTAATACAATCACAATCAACGCTAACGTTTACACCGGTAGCTTCACAAAGAAAGATGGAACAACACGTAACATGCGTTTCTTAAAAGAAAATGCTGTTCCTAACTCTCTACGAGGATCTGGAGTTAAGCCACGTTACTTGGATACAAAGCACGAAGTAGTCTTCGATCTTGATCAAAATGGCTGGAGAGTCTTCAATCACAACACTGTTATTGATAGCCCGAGCTTTTCAAGACAAGAAGTAACTATCAACGGATAGTAACGAACCGTCTAATATTCAAATATAAAAAACTATAATACCTTATAAATCGTATTCAACAGTTGTTTGTCGAGATAACCAACGCATGTAAAAAACTCGACCCCTTATCTTCTTATTGAGGCTCAAATAGAAGCGAAAAACTGGTTGGGAGTGAGATTAAGCTCTCTGCCTTAGACAACTAAGTCATTTAAAATAACAAGGAGAACAACATGGCTATAAACTTAGAAGCAATGCGAGCTAAATTAAACGCAAGCAAGAACGGCGTGAAAGCGTCTAAAAACAATACGAAATGGCGTCCAAAAGAAGGCGACCAAACCATTCGTATCCTTCCATCAAAAGATGGAGATCCCTTTAAGCAGTATCATTTCCACTATAATGTTGGAAAGAATCCCGGAATCCTCTGCCCTAAAGCAAACTTTGGAGAAGAATGTCCTATTTGTAACTTTGCCTCTCAACTTTGGAGAGATGGAGTTCAGAATAACGACGAAACCGCAAAACGTGAAGCAAAGAAGTTGTTTGTTCGTAAGCGTTTTTACTCTCCAATCTTAGTTCGTGGGGAAGAAGCTGATGGGGTTCGTGTCTGGGCCTATGGCAAAATGGCATATGAAACTCTTCTCGGGCTAGTTATTGACCCTGATTATGGCGATATTACAGACCCCGAAACCGGCACCGATATAGTTCTTAACTATAACGTCCCCGGTACACCCGGCTCTTTTCCAAAGACCATTCTTAAGCCTCGTAGACGACCATCGGTTTTATGTGATGATGATGTCGCAGATTGCGAAGTCCTACTTGACTCGATACCTGAAATTTCGAGCTTGTTTGAACGCAAATCCTCCGAAGATGTTCAAGCAATTTTAGATGAGTTCTTATCGAACGAGACCACCTCCGAAGGTCGTTCATCTGAAACAGCAAAGTATGGAACTGACGCAGTCAATGATGCTTTCGAAAAGTTAATGGGTTAAACGGAGCCAAGCCTCGCTCCCCGGCTATAAAGGGGAGCACCTTATCATTATAAAGGAGACAAAAATGATTAATTTATTACTATTGGCAATGATTGCCTGTGGAGAAGAAAAACAAGAAGACAGTGCGCCCGAACCTTCAGAGCCAGTTGAAGAAACTACTGAAGAAGAAGCGAGCGAAGAAACGGAAGAATCCTCAGAAGAGGAAGCTGCTAGTGAAGAAAGTCCGCAAGAGGAAGAAGAAGCAGCAGAAGAAACAGAGTAGCTTTTATGAGCCCGACAGGGAGGCAAACGGTTACCAGATGCCTCACACCATAACAACAAGGAAATGAAACAACATGGGAGAGTTACTACAAATGAAAGCAGGAAAAATTAATATTAAAGAAATGAAAAAGAAAATCAATAAGTCAATGGGCCTTGAAGCGGCTTTTGACTTAAGAGAGAAAAATCCAACGCAGGTAACTGATTGGATACCAACAGGCTCTCGCTGGTTAGACTCCATCATCTGCAAAGGCAAGATGGCTGGAATACCAGTTGGAAAGATCACCGAACTCGCTGGTCAATCCTCTGTTGGTAAGTCTTATATGGCAGTACAGATAGCGGTAAACGCTCAGAAGAGAGACATCTTCGTAGTGTATTTCGACTCAGAGTCTGCTATTGACCCGATGTTCCTAGAAGAGTCTGGAATAGACTTGGATAACAACTGGATGTACGCTCAGGCGATTACAGTTGAAAAGGTGTTAGGAACAATCGAAGACCTAATGAATGATTACCCTGAACAAAGGTTTTTATTCGTCTGGGACTCAATAGCAGCGACTGCTTGTGAAAAAGACATTGAAGGTAACTTTGACCCTCAAGCTTCTATGGCTGTAAAGCCGAGGATACTTGGTAAAGGGTTTAAGAAACTTACTCTACCCTTAGCGAACCAACAATGCGCTTTGTTGCTTGTAAACCAACTCAAAACGAATATTACAACCAACATCTCAGAGCAATATACGACACCATGGTTCGCACCCGGTGGGAAGGCGATTGAATATATGTCTTCCCTACGTATCTGGTTAACATCCCGAAAGTCAAAAGCTTCATTCGTCTTTGACGAAAATAACCGAAGGATAGGATCAGAAGTAAAGGCAAAGTTGAAGAAGTCGCGTTTTGGAACGCAAGATCGAATGTGTGGCTTTCAGATACTTTGGGGTGATGGAATAGGCGTAATGGACGAAGAGTCTTGGCTTGAAGTCATCAAACAGTCATCCTCCTATCGAGTTGGGGGAGGTTGGTGTTACCTTAAAGACCCGAAAGGAAAGGAACACAAGTTCCGACAGAAAGAATGGAAAAGTAAGCTCGAAGACAAGAAATTTAAAGAAATGATTATTAAAATGATGGATTATGAATTGATAGAGCAGTTTGATAGTGGTAAATCAAACATTAAGTTAGAAGGTGAAGAAGATTAACAACGTGTAAAATCTCCTATGTTGGCCCCCGACAATCCGTCGGGGGTTTTTTTTACCTTTTTTGCTTGACAAATATTGAGAACGTGTTATAATATAAAACATCGGAGGAACAATGAAGAAAAAAATAGGTAGAAGAGGGGGAGAACCATTATTTGAAGACAAAAATGGTAATTTATTCCGTGAATGTTGTTCATGCGGAGAAATCTTGCCTTTGAGTAAGGAGTTCTTTTGGAAACAGAAAACTCAAAAATGTGGTTTTCGTTCGCGCTGTAAGGTATGCTTAGGGTGCAAAGGCAAGCAACAATGGGGCGTTGTAAATAAACCAGCAAAAGAGTTGCAACGCGCACGAATGAAAGAGTGGAAATCAAATCAGAAAGCTGGCATCTATAAAATAACTTGTACGAGCAATGGTAAAATCTATATAGGTGAAAGTCTTTGTCTTCCAATGAGGTGGGTACAACACAAGTCAAATCTTCGAAACAATTCAAACAGAGCAAACCAAGACTTGCTAAAAGATTGGAATAATTTCGGAGAAGATCAATTTACTTTTGAGATATTGGAAGAGGGTGAAAAAAACAAAGCCACTCTCTTGGAAAGAGAACACTATTATATGCAAAAATTGCAATCTGAAGGATACAAACTTTACAACATTGCTTGACAAATAATCAAAACAGGTTATAATATAAACATCGGAGGAACAATGAAAATTATTTATGGAGCGCTTATCTTCATGTTTGCGCAAGTTCTCGCATGGTTTCAGTCAAACTCTGGAATACTTGGAGAACCATTCAAATCAAATTACGTTTACATAGCGATACTATTTGGACCGATAGTGTCACTTTTATTTGCACACGCAACAATAATGTTGTATGAGCATATGGAGTTATGGTCAATAAGGTTTCTTACCTTTGGAATAGGATATCTAATATTCATACCATTAACTTGGTATTTCTTGGGAGAAGAGATCTTAACACTTAAGAACATTGTATCATTTTGCTTATGTGTTCTTTTAATATCATTACAATTTATTATCAAATAATACTTGACAGAATACACATAACGTGTTACATTACAAATATATCTCGGAGGATATTATGAAAAATTACAATCTAGGTTACGCATGTATCAACAAGGGCTTTTCGGAACGCTCTAAGAAACAACGGATAACAACAAATCGCGGTATGATAAGACGCACCTTTCTTGAGAAAGGTTTACCTTATGTATCAGAACTGGCTTTGGCTAACTGCCAAGACCTAAAGAAAATACTACAGTGGAACGCAGAGCGAGACATACACTTCTTTCGTATGTCATCTGGTCTGTTCCCATGGGGTTCGGAGTATGCATTCGAAGATCTACCAGACTATGAAGCAATCGCTGAAACTCTTTTTGAATGTGGTCTGTTTGCTGAGGAACACGATATTCGTATCACAACTCACCCAGATCACTTCAACAAACTAACATCTCCTAAAGAGTCTGTGATACTAAATACTATCAAAGACTTGGAACTGCATGGTCGTATGTTTGATCTTCTATGTCTTGCAAGATCACCAGTGGCTAAGATCAATATTCATGTAGGTGCGGCGTATGATGACAAACAAATGGCTCTTGACAACTTTTGCAAAAACTTCAAAAGATTGTCCCAAGCTGTACAAAGTCGCCTGACCGTCGAGAATGACGACAAGCCATCACTATATACTGTGAGGGAGTTACATGATAATATCTATAAACGCATTGGTATTCCTGTGGTATTCGATTATCATCATCACGATCTTCACTCTGGAGGACAGTCAGAACACGAAGCTCTTGATATGGCTTTGTCTACTTGGCCTGTGGGCATTCGTCCTGTGGTCCACTATTCTGAGTCTAGATCCGTGGAGCACGGAGATCCTAAAATCAAGCCACAAGCTCATTCTGATTCTTATGTTCGGGCCGTAAACACGTATGGTCGAGAGATGGATATTATGCTTGAGGCAAAACATAAAGAGTTAGCACTATTTAAAATGAGGCAACTAATGGAGAGTTAAACATGCTAGATATATTTTGGAACAAAGTTTGTAAGGAGAAAGGTGTCACACCTAAGCAAGAAATAGAAAAGATGAAACAGAGGATTCAAGCCCTCTATAAGGAAATAGAAGACAGGAAAGAACTGATAACAATCTTCTCTCAAAATTCCACAACACTTAACCAAAGACATATCACTAGACATGAGAAACGAATAGTCGAAGCCGAACAGAAGATCGAAGAGATCACTGAAAAAATAAAAAATTCTAAAAAAGAATTTGACAAATAAAATAAACGTGTTATATTAATATTACATTCGGAGGAAAAATGGATTACACATATTTGTGGGCATTCTTTGCCCTTGTATTTATAGTGTTGCCGGTCGCAGGATCTTGGGCAATACATAGTGACTGGAGGAAACAATGAAAAACCTAATAGTAATTGATGGTCTTAATATGTTTTTAAGGTCATACATCATAAACCCAACAATGGACCCCAAAGGGAATATGATAGGAGGAGCCGTTGGTTTCTTAAAGTCTCTTCAAAAGTCTTGCAATGACTTTGATGCTGATGAGATAATTATCGCATGGGACGGACAAGGAGGGTCACAAAAGCGCAAGGATATGGATAAGGGCTACAAAGCAGGTAGGAAGCCCGTAAGGTTCAATAGAAGAATGTTCGAACTCTCAGACACTGAGCAAGAGAACAACAAAGCCTACCAACACGTTCGACTCATGGAGTATCTCAATGAAATGCCGATTATACAACTCATTATTGACTATGTGGAAGCCGATGATATTATCGCTTATCTTAATGGACACGATAAGTATCGAGACTATAACAAGTATATTATCTCAAGTGATAGAGATTTCTTCCAACTCGTCGGAGAACGAACAAGTCTCTATAGACCAATACAGAAGAAGCTTATTAACAAAGTTGACCTTATTTCTGAACATGGTATTCATCCCAACAATTTTGCCCTTGCTAGGGCTATTGCAGGCGACAAGTCAGATAACCTTGACGGGGTGCCTCGTGTTGGGCTTAAAACAATTAAAAGTCGTTTTCCTTTTATGGCTGACGAGAAAGTTCAAACTGTTGAAACACTTACAGAGTATTGCAAAAACTTGGACAAAAAGGTTAGCGTTCACACAAAAATTATTGAACATGTTGATTTGATTCAACACAACTATGAAATCATGCAGTTATATGATCCATTGATCGGAGGAAATGCAATAAGGCAGATTGATTATGCAGTAGAAAATTTTGAACCAGAGTTTAATAAATTACGCTTTCAAAAGCTGCTGATGGAAGACGGACAGATAACAATGAAATTAGATAATCTTTATAGAATATTAAAACGAATAATTTCTTGACAATACATTAAAATGTGTTATACTTAATATTACATTCGGAGGTAAATATGGATAAAAAAGAAACATTTAGTAACATCGGAGGCAGACATTTTCAAGAAAGTTTGTGTCAAATTATGTTGGAGGATCGCCCATTTTGCGATCAAATTATGGAAGTGCTTGAAATTGACTTTTTCGGTAGTGTTGACATCAGAGCCTTTGTTCAGATATTAACGGAATATAAGGAGAAATACTCTCCAACACCACATCCGAGCTATGAAATGATGGCATCTCTTATCAAGAGTAACGTGAAAAACTTTGATAAGAGCACCGGAGAGAGACTCAAGAAGCTTTTTGTAAGCTTCCAAACCAGAGCGGTAGAGAACAAAGAGCATGTTGTCAATACATCTATCGACTTTTGCCGTAAACAAGCATTGAAAAAAGCCATGATGAAGTCGGTGAAACTCATACAGAACTCATCCTTTGATGAGATTGAAAAAGAAATACAAGCAGCCCTGACACTAGG